GGGAATAGAGCTCGCGCTTGTGGCACTGAGGGCATTCGCCACCACGCATGTAATCGGTATCTTTGCGGTGTTTCAGGCCGTAGTCGGATTCAAGGCGCTGCAGAACGTCGTGACGCAGATCGTCTCTCATGGTTATTTCACTGCTTTGAGGCTGAGGCTACGCCCCAGGCTTTGGGTGAGGGCACCGATCAGGTGTTTTTGAGCTGCCATCACTGGGCTGTTGGCGAGAATCGATCCGTGGCGAAGGCCATCAGGAATCATTCGATATTCGTCTGCGTACCAAAGGTCATTGAGGCTGAGACGGTATTGAGCGCGCAGGCTGGCCAAGAGCGCTTGGGCCTGACCTGGTGTCAGTTTTGCGTTGATGTTCATGGCGTTTTCCATCGTCAAACCTCAATTTCGGACGCAGCTCACCCAAACCCACGGGGGTGGGACAGGCGATTTAGTGGGTGGGTATTACGGTGCGGCTACGCGGAAGCGTCCGTTGTCCGGCACGTTGAGAATGCGTTCGTAGATCAGGCTGACCGGAACGGCCCAAGCTTTGCCCGTGGCGGGGTCAATGATGACCGTGTGGGTCGACGTGCTACTGCCGATGTCCAGTCGCTGCCGATCGCGAATTGCGGACATATCGCTGCAGGCTAAGTGGACGGCTTTCTCTGCAGTAGTAGTCAAGATGTCGAAGTCTGTGATCAGGTGCTGCACTGCGCGGTCGAACAATTGCTGATCGTCACCCAGGTGTTCGCATTGGTGGCGCTCCAGAAAGGCGAGCGCAGCAGCTTTGAGCACGTCCTGGTGTTCCTGTACTGCAGGCAGATCGTTCATTGAGCAGCCCCTGATTTGTTGCGGTACAGGTCGATAGCTGCAAGAACTTCTGCGTGACGTGCAGCCATGTGTAGGTTGTGAGCATTGAGTATGTGTTCTGCTTCGATTTCGGAAATGCAGCCATCCGCCAAAGCCTTCGCGATTTCTTGGTCAACACATCCCCGCTTGGCCGCAACGTTCACCGAAAGGGTGTACATCTCGACATTGTCCAGGTTCTCCGGATCTGCAACCGGAACGAACAACCCCCCATACATCGCTGCAACGTAGTTGGGAAAATGCTGGGTGCCAGCTTCCTGCTCTAGCTGGTAGAGCTGGGCGTCTGATAGCGGGCGACTGTTGTTATTTTCGTAGGCATGGTTGTCGAATTTTTTCAGCGCCAAACCGATGCGCGCCGCGGCGCATTCCCTGCCACCTGGGTAACTGCAGATAATGGCGCTGACAACTTCCCGACGAGTCTTTAGAACTGAACTTTTCATGTTCTGCTTTTCCCTGTGGCTCAGTGCCATTACTGTTCGATCACGCCGTCTTTGATACGCAGCAACACTGCGGCGCGATGTGCCTCCCCCCGGCGACCTTTGATCCGACCGTTCAACAGGTCGCTGACTAAATTTTTGTTCAGTCCGTGCTTTCGGCTGAATTCCGCAATGCTGATTCCTCTGTGATCCAGATCCGCACGGGCTTGCTCGGGCGTAACGGTGGCGGGCATAGTGTTCACTCTGTTCAGTTCTGTTTGTTTGCGTTTGTCTGTGGTGATTCTTGGTCAAATATTTGACCAAGTCAATGGTGGTGAATAAAAAAATGCTCATAGCGGAACGAGTGGGTGAACGCCTAAGGGAAGAGCGCGAGCGCTTAGGTTTAAATCAAACGGATTTTGGGGTGCTTCTTGGGGTCAGTCGGGGCTCTCAAAAAAACTATGAGCTGGGAGCCAGTTCGCTGGATTTGCGTTACGTATCGGCGCTTGAAGAACACGGGGTTGATGCGGGTTACGTGCTTACTGGTAGACGTTCCACGCCTCTCGGCCAACTCTTTACCGAGACTGAGGAGGTATTGATAAACCAGTATCGAAGCATCACGCCAGACGACCAGACTGCGATCCGTCGGTTCTTGAAAGCTATGGCTGATGATGCTGAGCGTCATCGGAATTAACTTGTAACAAAGCATGTGCGACATTCATCGCCCCCTTGTACTAAAGCCAGATCCAGCCCCGTCAACGTCGGTTCAGCAATGCACTTTATGGAGTAATAAGCATGTTGGATCGCACGAAAAACGAACTCGGAAGTATCGGAAACACTGAGTTTGAATGGCTTAACCTGACTAGAATCGAGCGTCGGCTCATCCAGCTGTATCGGCTGTTAAGTGAACAGGAACAAGTTCATTTGCGCCGAATGTCCGAGCTCTTAGCGAGCCATCCGGTAGAGGACGCAGTCGGTTCCTAATCCCATGTAATCGATCGCCGGCCCCGATATGGCTGGCGTTTCAGTGCCTACACGCATCGCCCATAACGGATCAACGAGAAAGGATTTCACGATGGCTATACCAAGACCAGGAAACATCCAATCAGCCCATGTTTTGGAGTTCTGTGACAGCGTTGTTCCGGCCCAACTTCCCATTCTGATCCCGCACGAGCCGCTGGCTAACAAGCCATTGATGGAATGTCTCACAATCGTCCCAGAGCATGTGGCCCGTCACGGCGGAAAACAGCTTACGGGCTGGGCCATTTGGGAAGGCACCCATATCATCGAAGCAGAGTTCCACTCCGTCTGGCAGGATCCTGATGGCCGCATCGTTGACTTGACACCCCGCCCGCCGGAAATGGCTTTGGTCGATATCCTCTTCTTGGAGGACCCTAGCCGTGAATACACCGGCAGACAGATCGATAACATCCGAAAGCCGTTGATGGACAGTTTCAACGTGAAGCGTCTTATCAAATTGATGGAACGACGATTTGAAATATTGAACGAGGGTGATTTGGCCGACCAATATGAAGTCCAGCTTTCTCCGGCCGTCGAGCGGGAGTACCGGGAGCTCGAAAAGGAGGTGGTGAAGTTGCAACGTAGGCTTTCGAAGTTCTGATGAAAGACCAATAGAGCGGTTTTTATGGATCAAAATTTTCATAATCTGCGTATTCCTTGAGTCGTCTGTTTTCACATAACTCAATATTTATTGAGTCTCTCAATCGCCGGTTACTGCCGGCGGTTTGCGCCTCACGCCACCGCCTGAGAACCCAGCTGCTCAAACAGCTCCCGCTGTTTTTCCCTGGGCAGATCCCTCAAGCGATCGAGCAGCATCCTTTCGTAGGTCTGAGCCGATGGGCTCACCGTGTGAGAAAACGTCAGGTGCGCGACCCAACTGTGTCCGCACTGCACGTTCAAACACAGGCAGTACAGCGTCACAAAATCCGGTGAATGTTTTTTGCTGTCCCGGATTAACCCCTTGTTCCCGCATTTGCATGTAACTCGCATTGTGTCCCTCCCCAGGGCAGCCAATCGCCACCATGTTGCCACAATATGCAGTGGTAATCCCCTCAAACTGTACCGGGATAAGTGGTATCCACTGGAGGCCTGGGTTCTCTCCAGGTGAATCGCCTGTCCTCTCGTAAAGAGTCGTTCAGCTGATTGAACAACTGGCAGATAGGCCGAATCTCGTTGCTGGTGTACACCCGATCGATCTTTTCGATATCGCCAAAACCCGCGCTGTTTTCCGGGATGATCCCGGCCAATGCAGGGTTCATTCGCCAGGCCGCGATCACGTCATTGCGTGTGATGTTCTTCACCTTCTCCAGTTCGTCCTTTGCCTGGAAATCCCCGACCGGGATGATCTGAATCGCCTTCTCGGTACCGCCCGGGATGTTCACGAACAACGATCGGAAGTTGCCCACACCTTTGCTCGCGCTGATCTGCTCGCGCAGTGACTCTTCGTCGGCCTCGGTCAGGTTTGGGTCGTTGGTGTAGAAGATGTATCCCGCGTGCGCGCCGTTGCTGTAGTAGCGCCGGCGGAATAGAGTCGCGGCCTCGTTGAGTAGCAGTGCCTGCATGCCGCCCAGGTAGTCGGGCACGCCGTAGATGTTCTGCTCTACGTCGTAGTTCATGACATGCTCGACTTCGTGTTCTTCGAACTCCACCTCTTTGCTGTCCTTCTGCAGCATCACAAACCCGCCGCCGACCTTTACCCGCATGTTGATGGTGGGCAGGTGATCCATTTGCAGCACCTGGCCGAAGGCGTTGCGGTTGCGGCGGAAGTAGGCCTCTCCAAACACCATGAAATCCAAACCGGCACGGCTCATTGTCTGAACCGAACAACCTGGTGAGGCGATGAACTCACGCAGTAGCAGATTGCGCTTGAACCCCGGAATGGCGCCGTGGTGTGCATTGGCGCGCAGCAGTTTCGCCAAGCCTTGGCGCGACACCGGTGGCGTGTACGTGCGTCCGTCGTGAGTGGCGAACACGCCCAGGTAGTGCCCGATGTTTTCGGTCAGGACCTGCTCCGGCGCACCGAATTGAAATGCTCGCATCGGCCCGGTGGCCGGTTTTTGTTGTTGGGTTTTTGCTGGTTTGCCCATGGGTGCTTGATCCGCTGAATGTGTAGCGGCTGCGCCGCTGCTTGTTGGTGTTGAGAGGTTCATGGGCCAGGGCATGCATGATCGCCCAGGCAATGTCCGCGTGGCCCGAGGCGTCGGTACGGGAGGCGCTGTACGTGACCTGGCCACCGCCAGTGGTGCCGCGTTTGATCGTCAGGAAGGCCTGGGCGATATCGTTCCAGCCAGCGTCCCACTCGATCCGGCTGCCCTGAATCGTGTCCTGCGCCTTGAGCACCAGAGTGTTTTTGGTCTCGAGGCTGTAATGGATCGAGGTCGCACGCGGGTAGAAATCGCGCACCAGGTCGAACACGCCGTAGCCGATACCTGTGGTGTCGATGCCAATGTGCTGCACGTTGAAACGCTCGGTGAGCTTCTTGACCTGGTCTGCCTGATACTTGAACGACTGCCCGCGCCAGCTGTGCTTTTCCAGGATCCGGAACTTGCCGCCGTCCTCGAGCGGCGGGGCGATGACCACGCAGCTGGCATCGTCACGGGTACGGCTGGGGTCGTAACCGATCCAGACTGGGCTGTTGCCGAATGGACGTGGGTCGTCAGGGTCGTAGTCGGTCCACAGCGACAGGTCGGAGTAGCACCGCTCCAGGTCAGCTAGGGAGAAGGCGCTCATCGTGCTGTCGATGAACTTGCACATGAACAGCTGCTGAAACTTGTCCTCGTCGTACTCCAGCTGCAGCTGCTCGAGGTCGAACAGATCGCAGCCGCCGGTGATGGCGTCGAGGATGGTGATGACCTTGCGCCATTGGCCATCCGGACACAGCGAGCCGGCCGCAGCTTGTGCTTCGCTGGGCCATGGATCCTTGGCTTTTTTGCGCTTGCTGTTGCGGAATTTCTCGCCGGTCCAGAAAGGATAGGCCTGGTGCGATACCGCGCTGGGCGTTGAAAAGTAGGTTTTCCGCCACTTCTTGTGGGTTGCCATGGCGCTGGCCACGGTGTTGAGCTTTTCGAAGTCGCGGATCCAGAAGTATTCGTCGACGTAGACGTGGCCATGGTGGCCTTGGGCGGTGCTGCTGTTGGTGCTGAGAAAGCGAAGTTCAGCCCAAGGCTTGCCGTCTTTGCTGAGCACGATCGGGTTGCCAGTCAGTTCCAGACCAAACCATTCCTGGGCAAACGAGATGATGTAGCTGCGGAAAATCTCGGACTGAGCACGGCTGGCCGACAGGAAGATCTGGTTGTCACCGGTCAGCACGGCGTCCATGAAGGCTTCACCGGCGAAATAGTACGTGAGGCCCACCTGACGGCTTTTGAGGATGTTCCGGATCCGGCTAGTCAGCGGGTTCTGTTTGGCGGCGAACAGCTCTTTTTGGTAGCCGTACATCTTGCTGATGAACTTGTCGAGAAAGTCCACTTCTGTCAGGCCGCTGACGTCGTTTTTTACTTTTTTCTCGCGTTTCTTACCGCCCCTGTCACCGCGATCGCCACGGTCACGACGGTCATTGCGCTGCCCGTCACGACGCTGGCCATCATCCGGCGGCGGCTCACCGATCGGTGCCGGAACCTGTTTCACGGATTGCTTCAGCAGCCGTTCGCGCACGGTGGTCAGCCGGTCGAGTTCGTCCAGCTCGCCCTTGCTTAGCGACGAGGCCTTGTCCAGGAGCAGCGTGATTCGTCGACCGACCGCAGTCAGTGGCTCTTCGTCCGACAGCATGTCGTCCCACTCACCCTGGCGGATCCAGTAGTAAATGATCCGGATGTTCGGCAGGGATAGTTGCGCCTGAATTTCACGCGGCTTGCAGCGGCGTAAATAGAGGCGTTTGGCGGCTTCTTTGAGTTCGGGGGCGTATGGCATGACCGCAGTCTATGCGGCGAAAACGCGCGAAACGCGGGGTTAAAAACCACGTTCTTCGTAGAACCGGATTCTACGAATGGCGCCGCAGTAAAGCGTTTGTTCGGTGGTCTGTCGGTGCATATCGTGGCGGCTCAAATCACCGATTGAGCGCAGTTATCGCCCATGCCCCGTTCCCTTGTTTCGTTCTGGAAACGTGTCGCCACCAGCGGCACCACCGCCGATGGTCGCGAGATCCTTCCCCAGGAACTGCGTGATATCGCTGAGACCTACAGCCTCGCCAAATACACGGCCGTGATCTGGTCTGAGCACGAGCGTTGGGCTGGATCCTACGGCACCGTTTTCGCCGTGCGCCTGGTTGAAGAAGGCGAAGACCTGGAGACAGGCCAAGTCGCTTTGGAAGCCCAGCTCAAGCCTAACGACAAGCTGCTCTGCCTCAATGATCAGGGCGAAAAGCTGTTCACTAGTATCGAGATCACACCGAACTTCGCAAACAGCGGCAAAGCCTACTTGTCCGGCCTTGCCGTGACCGATTCGCCGGCGAGCCTGGGTACCCAGGAACTCTACTTTTCCCGCAAAACCGGCGAGCCCGTGCATTACGCCGCGTCTGTCCCTCTCGGCGAGCTGGGGGAGGAGGCGCCCAAGGGCGAGATCGGCGTGTTGACCAGCATGCTGACCCGCTTGTTCAAGCGCTTCGCTGTTGAAGAAACACCAACCGAAAAGCCCCCGATCCCCACCACCGAGAGCAAACCCCCAATGGATGAAGCTACAGCCAAGGCGCTGAAGGCCTTGATCGAACAACTCGGCCTCGTCGTCACCGGTCTCGCCGCTGTGATCGAACCGGCAACTGTTGAAGTCGTGGACCCAGTTGTGACTGAAGTAGACGACGTTGAAACAGCCGTCGACGCAATCGTTTCCCAGGCCGAAGCGGATCGTGAGTTCGCGAAAAACGGCGGCGACAGCAAGCGACTCGATCGCATCGAAGCACTGCTGGCAAAAGCATTCAACACCACCACCGGTCTGCCACTTCCGAAGACTACCGGTTCCACCGACATCAAAAAGCGGGTGCTCTGACATGAGCCAGCAATCTCTATCCAATCGTGCCGCGCTGCAGTACACCGCTCTTTGTGTAGCTATCGCCGAGACCTATAACGTCGACGTGAGTCGCCAGTTCAACGTCGAGCCGAGCATTGCCCAGGAACTGAACGACAAGATCACCGAGCGAGCGGACTTCCTCGAGCGTATCAACGTCGTGCCCGTGACTGAAATCAAGGGCGAGAAGGTCATGTTCGGCGTGAACGGTCCGGTGACCAGCCGTACCAACACCAAGACGACTGACCGTGAAGCCAAGGACGTTTCCGATCTGAACGGCCTGGGTTATGAGCTGTTCCACACTGAGTCGGACGTCGGCCTGCCGTTCGCCAAGATCGACAGCTGGGCCAAGTTCCCGGACTTCTCCGATCGCTACTCTGCCGCTGTGCAGAAGCAAATCGCCCTCGACCGCATCATGATCGGCTGGCATGGCGTTTCGGCTGCGCCACAGACCAACCTGGCCACCAGTCCGATGCTGCAGGACGTCAACAAGGGTTGGCTGCAAATCGCCCGCGAGCAGATTCCTGAACAGGTGCTCGAGGAGGGCGCCACTGCCGGGAAAATCACTCTCGGCGCCGGCGGCGATTACGAAAACCTCGACGCCCTGGTGCACGACGTCAAGCAGATGGTCAGCTCGGTGTTCCGTGATGGCGGCGACCTGATTGCCATCGTGGGCAGTGATCTGTTGGCCGCTGACAAGGCCAAGCTGTACTCCAACCAGGCGGGCAAGCCAACGGAGAAAGAACGTATTGAAAGTGCCCAGGTCATTGCGACCTACGGCGGTCTGCCGACCTTCACCGTGCCTCACTTCCCGGTCAACGCCGTGGTCGTCACCAGCTGGGACAACCTGTCGATTTACTTTCAGGACAGCAGCTGGCGTCGTCACTTGATCGAGAATCCGAAACGGTCTCGCGTCGAGGACTACAACGGCCGCAACGAAGGCTACGTGATCGAGCAGCTGGAAAAATTCGCTGCCGCTGAAAACGTGGAGCTCGTCTGATGAGCCTGGCACTGGCGCACAAGCGCCGCGTCCAGGCCGAAGGGCCAACTGGTGCCCGTGCCGGTGCCGACGCGATGGTTTATTCATCCGCCACTGCGCTCTCCAGCCCAGCCAACGGCAAGAAACACCTGAAGCTGATGGAAGACGCGCTCGCTCAGGACCTCGAACGCATTGGCGCGATCAACAGCCGCGAACTGCGTCAGCAACTCAAGCGAGACGAGCTGCTGCCCAAGTACCAAGACTACGTGCAGCGCTACCGCGATTCCGGATTGAGTTTCCCGAACTTGGTAGTGATGCAGGTACTGGTCTGGTTGTTCGACACCGCGCAGTTCGAAGAGGGTCTGGACCTGGCGAACTTCGCCATGTCGCAAGACCAGCAGTTGCCTGAGCGCTTCAAGCGCGATGTGCCGACCTTCGTCGCTGATGAGGTGATCGACTGGGCCGAGGCTGAGTACAAGGCCAAACGCAGTCCCGAACCGTACCTCTCCAACCTGCTGCCTTTGGTGGACGGTGAATGGACGCTCTTTGAGCGCATTCCGGCTCGCTATCACAAACAGATCGGGATTCTCGCCCTGGATCAGCGGGAGTTTGCGAAAGCCATCACCCACTTCGAACGTGCGGAAGCGCTGTACGACGGCATCGGTGTGGGTACCCGCCTGGAAGGGGCTCGCAAGGCCTTAGCAAAAGAACTGGCTGAGAAAGCCCCCAAATAACCGACTACCCCCCCC